TTAGATATCTTTAGTGTTTGGGACAGTCTTATTAGAAAGTCATGTAAGGACAAAGATTATTATGAAGATTTGACTTTTATTATGTCCAATGAAATTGAATCATTGTGTATTCTTCCTAATGGCTTTGTTGTTTTTAAAGAGTGTGGTAACCCAAGTGGTAGTTTCATGACCCTCGTAAGAAATACTTTTCAAAATTTTAGATTATATGCTTACGTTTATATAGAAGCGTGTAAAAATTTAGGAGTTGAACCTAGTTATGATAGGTATTTTAGCAATCATGTAGCGCTTATGAATGGCGATGATTGTATTATTACATCCTCCAAATTAATGAATTTTTCTTTAATTAAAGAGCATATGACGAAATTTTTGTCAATTACTTCAATATCTTACAGAGGTCGACATGAGGTTCCTTTAGAACAAGCTACTTATTGTGGTTGCACACCTTTTGATTATGACTATCAATACGTGCCGCTTAGAAATTCTTATAAACTGCTTTTGTCGCTTTATTTTCAAAACGAGTCAGAAGATAAACTACCAGAACGTCTGGAAGGTTTACTTAACGCAAATCCGTTTGATGACTATTTTGTTAATGTTTTATATTATATAGCGAAAAAGTTTTCGATTGCATTAGTAGATGTAGACTTTATACGTTCACGTTTTCTTATTAAAGAGGGTGTTTCGCGAGTAAAATCAGTCACCCAAAAAGAAAACTTTGAAAATGTCTAACCGAAGAAGAATGCAATATGTTGCCAGGCGCAAACCTGCGTCTGAAGGCCAAGTTAGAAACTTGGCAGTACAAGTCGAGAAACAAAAAGGTGAAATTAAACAGCTAAAGTCAACTCAGACCGTTACTAAGCCGAAAAGGCGACGTCGTCGTAAGAAAAAGGGGCGATACAATTTTGATGATCAGCCAAATCTTAGTGGCTTATTTAATACACGTAGTACTAATAACATGGGTGTTAGAGGAACTGGCCCTGTCTTTTCCAGTGTTAATAGGAAAAGTAAGGGTTATGATCTTCTCTGGAATGATTATTTAAATGCGATCATGGACCCTAAAATTAAGGATGTTATTATACCTGATCTGCTTATGTTCCCTTTCACTACACTTCAATCTAAGACTGTTATTACTGTTACTACTGCCACCTCTGGTGCCTCTTCTGATGGCACCTTTGCTTTGGCTATGTCTCCGTCTATTTCTAATATGGCTTTGGGTTTGGATGGTAAGACTCAGACTACCCATGCGAAGTATTCCACTTCTGGTCTTACCTTTGGTCAAGGTGAATCACAAGACTATTGTCCAGCTACTGTTTATGACAAGATTGTTGATCCCCTTGATCCCTCAAATGTTTCAGCCTATGGTTGGCGGCCCGTTTCTATGGGCGCCTACGTGAGATATATTGGTGCACCCCTTACTGCATCTGGCAGAATCTGCGTTGCCTGTGTTCCTAAACCTTGGGATGAAGATGGCCTTCTTGCTTTAGAAGATTTTGAGACGCTTTCAGCCTATAACTATTCCAGTGTTTATCAAGCCGTTGAGGGCTGTACACAAGTTTGGCTTCCTATGGGTCCGCTTTGTCGGCAGGTTAAGTCTTTCTTTGATGCTGGTTGGAAATATCAAGCATTTCCCTTTATAGTTATCTCAGGCGAAGGCCTCCCTGGGGGGATGCGCGTCTTGGAAGTGGACGTTTTTATAAATTATGAGATTTTCTCCACTTCTCAAATCTTCACGGCTTCTAGAACCCGTATTTCAAATTCCGCTAAAATAGATCACGCGGCTAGTACTGGTTCTGCTGTCTTCGCCAGGAATGGCGGGAGTCACTCTGGCTCCGAATCTGATTCTCATACTCCGTGGTGGAAAACCGCGTTGAGTATTGGCAAGGATGTTGCTGAAATTGCATTGCCCTTGCTAGCTTTAGCTATTTAATTATCTGCTGAAGTATGT